CAAACCGTGAAACAGTGGGCAGACCAAACACTGATCACCCTAACAGGCTACGCAAACAGTCGATACTACCAAGACGACAACGACGACAGCACAGGGATGGGACAACAGCCATGAACAACACACACAATATCACCTACACCACCCTCAACACAGCGATACACCGTATCGTCCAACAACAGCCCACCAACATGCAACAGCTGCAAAACATTGTTGACAGTGTCGAAAACCAGTACGGTGTACCCATCTCCCTCGACAACGTGAACCTTACCGTTAACGAAGTCAGCCTCGACGATCTTGCTATCGACCAGGACACGCTAGACGAGTGCAGCGAAATCCTGTGGTTATGCGACAGTGCAGGATACCCCACAAACAACAGCAAGAATAGTGGCATTCCAGACGACACACCGGCAAGCCCGGAAGCACTAGACTGGCTCGCCGGAATCGCATACCAGGCAAAACTATTACAGGCGGCAGCCGACGAGATCATGTGGGCTATCATCCGCCACCGCGACAACCACAAAAACGTTATCGGCCGGAACGTTCTAGACCAGGCCAGCGATACTATCTCTACCTGCCTCCACCTGTATCAGATGCTCGAAGACACCATCGACAGCAACGAATCATAAAATACTATAGACACAAAAATAGTGCCCCAGCGGCAACCACCACACAATCGTGGCAGCACCGCTGGGGCACACACATATTCAATTATGCAACAGTAGACTCTACCAGGCCAACCTCCGACTCGGCGGCGTGTTTCGGCACATAGCCGCCAAGATCAGCATCATCTACAGGCTCAATCATGCCAGGATCCGACACATCCACCGAGTGAGACTCAACCAAGCCCCCATCATTCGGTGGAACCAAACCCGCATCCACAACCGTGGTTTTAGGTTTGCCGGCCACAAACGACGGGCTACCAAACGAGGTAGCCACCGACAGGACTGCAGCAACCGTAGCCGTGATCAGGGCAGACTCCCACGGCAAACCGCGAAACGACTCCGCCGTATAAGTCACACCCGCCGTCACCCCCAACACAGCAACAAACGTTTGCACAAAAGTCTTTAACGCCCGCTCCAGCAGACCTAACCAAAACTGTTTACCCACAACAACAACCATCACTTTTTCAAATCGTCGACAGCAGACTCGAGCCTGTCAATACGGCTACGACACTCCAGCACGTAATACCAGACACTCCACATGGCATCCTTGCTGCGCCACAGCTTCCCCGTCACCGGATTCTTCACCCACGACAGGGCATCAACACGCTTACGCAAATCACCATTCTGAACCTGAACCACACCAACATCATGGTGCAGCTTATTCACCGAACCAGCAAGCTGAGCAGACAATTGTTTAATCTGATCATGCAAGGCTTTCACATCAGCCACCGTTAACTCCTCACTACTTGAACCGCCGCCGTGGCCATTCACCACAGCCATAAACCTGTCCCACGGAAACCACGGCCCCGGATCGTCATGATCCGACTGATGCCACGCATCCGTAACATCCACGTGGCCGCACACACCCCGCCTGCCAGCCTTCAAATCGGCCACAGACAGTTTCCTTTTCGGAACACCATGCTTGTCACACAACTGCCGGCACAGCACAGCGGCACGCTCAACTGCAGGCCACACCCTAGGATCCAGCCACTGCTCACGAGTGTAAGCATGCCCTGGTACACGGAACGAGGCATGCGAACCCCCATCCGCGCAAATCTCGATACCCAAACTATGCGGATTCGGCGGGGCATGCCACCCAATCGTAGACTCCGACAAGCACTGCACCGTCTCCCCAATATCACACACATAATGCGCCGAACCACCCGACGATGGGGACGCGAAATAGTTTGCTGTAGACACAGCCCGCCCCTTACGGGAGGCAGACGGAAACCCCACATCCGGGCATGTTGCATGAATCACAACCCTGTTCACCGGACTATTCGAGCCGGCAGAATGATGCGCTGCAGGAATAAACCTCACCACACACCACCACCAAACACTACCATCACAGCCACTCCTTTCTATTTGTGGGATGATATAGTCACTATAGGCGACGGTTTCACACCCTGGCAGGCCACCGAACCCGATATCGTGGAAGCCGCACCGTCACTATATTTCACCATCAGGCGGCCCCCGGAACAGGACACAGACACCACCGAGCGGCCATCCCGACCATCTTTGCCATCGGATCCGTTCGCACCGGCGGGGCCGCGCTCACCCCGTTCACCCTGTGCACCTTGCGGGCCGGCAGGACCTGAAGGGCCCTGTTCGCCGCGCTCACCGGCCGAACCATCCCGACCATCAGCGCCGTCAACGCCGTCAACGCCGTTCACACCGTCAGCACCTGCACGGCCCGGAACACCATCAACACCATCCTTGCCGTTAGCACCAGGCAACCCGCCAGGACCTTTCACACCATTCAAACCCGGGGAACCCTGAGGACCAACAGGGCCAACCAGCCCAGCCGAACCATTAACACCATCCCGGCCGGCAGGACCTGAAGGGCCCTGCGGGCCACGCACACCGGCAGGACCCGGAACACCCTGCACGCTACGCTCAACACGCTGAGCATCCACACACAAGCCAGACCGGTGAAGCCGCACCGCATCCTGCCCACCAGAGGCACACGCCAGCCGCACACGGCTGGCCAACCCTTTAGCTGCTGTACCATTAGACTGGGCCCTCGCCTGCTCCGAATCCCTTTGGGAAGCCACAGCACCGAAACGCAAAGCACCCACAGCAACCACCGCCAACAACACAAGCGACAAAAACAACAGCAACAGGGAAGCTTTCTCAAACGAGCGGCGCTGCCGTTTCTCCTCCTCCAACTCCCTCAACCCTACTCACCTCCACCATCAACAGTATCTTTCAAAAACTCAGGCACATCAGGGAGATGCATAGGCTCCACATCATCAGGAAGCCCGGCGTTAAACCTTCGCACCTCGCGCCGCACACCCCACGTATACTCTTCCATCGCATCCACCTGAGCCGACAGCCGCCGCAAACGCCTCCGAGATTTAGACGTGACCGCCTGAACAGAACCCAAAACCGTGGCCAACGCCGTACAGATAGAAGCCACCAGTGCAGGAGTAAACCACGACACCACAGCCCCCCAACATTACAACATCCGCCACAACACCTGTACAGTCACACGCCGACAGCAATCCAGTTAGCTATCGCAGGCACACCATTCGGCTTAGACCCGTCATTCGTGATAAACGCCAACTGAAAATCCTTGGCAGTAACATTGTAGGCTTTCACATCAATCTGCTGCGTGCCCCCAGCCGCCGTAGCCATAGACGCCACCACGACAGGCGCCCCATCAAAGGGACGGCCAAACGGGATCGTGTAAGCATACACAGCAGACCCGCCAAACATGATCGACTTCGAACCCGTCTCGATCCGCGGAGACAACAACATCCACTCGCCGGCATGATTAGCCCACACAGCCCCCGAAGGCACCATCACACGGTCACCCTCCACAGGGGTAGGATCACACGCAGCAGACTCGCCAAACGCAACCCTAGCCGCCACGGCACGCCTATCCAGCAGCTGCTGCAACCCGTTAGACGACAACACCAAAGTAGCCAGTAGCTGCTGATGATACACGCCAGGCTCGGCACGCAACACATCCCTGGCACGCTCCGCACGCCCCCCCGGAACAATCTCCAACTTGGCCGTATTAGCCTCCCAATCCCGAGACAACACCACATAATCGTACCGGGTCTCACCCGGGCCAGGCAGCTGCCCTGTCACCGTCTCAACACTATTCGACGTGCACATCACCCCGTGAGCCCAAGCCTGCCCCGGCAAAACACTACACCACACGGTGGCACCCTGAATCGTCGTACCGACACGAAAATCGTCAGGACCCTTAACCGACGGCATATTACCCATCAGACCAGACATTTGAGCCCAATCATACTCGGTCAACACACCATCAAACCCTTTACACACAATACCCACAACAAACCCCAATCACTTGTCAAAACTTTTGCAAATCCCGCACACCCGCAGCCAAACCAGCAACACGGCGAGCCAACAGGGCCGACGGATTATCCTCATAATCCCCAGCAACAGGAGTCACCTTCGTCCAACCATCACCAGGCGAATCACACTCCACATCAATCTGCCGCACAATCTCCGCAATAGGGCCAGAACCCACATCCACATAGATCAAATCACCCGGCATAAGATTGCCGGGCCCAAAACGCAACACATCCGACTCAGCCAACTCGATCTTAAACCCAGATGTGGCCCCTAACTCGGACAGCACCTGCTCAGCCTCATCGATGAGATGCACATGTTCAGAATCCGTGTTACGGGCATCCTTAAACACCTCGACACGATCAAACCAGTCATCCTCGGCCATCGAATCAACATCCTCACAAAACAGCCGATCTTTGCCCTCGCCGCGTCCACCAACCACCACCGAAGTAGCCTTCGGGGCGTCACGCACATACTCCCACGACACAATCGACCCAGACTCGGCAGTCAACACGTGACTACGCGTCACAGCAGGCACGCAATCAAACAGCAAACCCCGCTGATCAAACTTCGCATTCTCAAACTGGTTCACCGTGACAGTCATCCGAGCCCACGACAACACCGGCAACAACTTGTCTGCAAACACGTGAAACCGCACCTGAAAATCCTTAATATAGCGGCCACGACTCTCATCATCGGTCATAAACAAACCAGGCGGAAAACGCCAAGCATTATCCCCCAACACCTGCTTAGCAACCGACTCAGCCGCACCCGAATAGTGGGCATAATCCCTGTCGGCACGCCACTCCATACCAACCATACCAGGACGATAATTCACAGGCCACATCAGCATACGCCACAACAGGCGGATATCATCCTCACACGTGATAGTCACACGCGAAGAACGCCACGGACCAACACCATGAACCTTGCGCACAGGCCCAGAAAAAATCTGGCCACCACCATAATCAACAACCAGCCGTGCACCCGGCTTAGTCAACCCGTCAAGCCTTGAATGATCCCCAGACACCACCAACTCCAGCGTCGACAAACCATTCCACTTCAACGACAACTTCAACGACTCAAAAAAATTGATAGGCGCCACACGGCGATAATCCGGCGTAAACAATGTTATCTGCGGGACAAGACCAGCCATCAACTATTCACCAAGCCCTCAAAAACCTGTACTGCACCGACACAACAATGGCACCCAAACCAACCATCTCAATATTCACACTCCGAGAACCGCCAGGCGGGATAGGCGCAAACTCCCACTCTGTCAAACGATCCATCACATCCTCAAACCCATCCAACAACGCAGACTGCTGGCGAGGATCCGTATCAATAGTAATCCACTCCCCCTCCTCAACAGGATAATCCGAAGCCACACGCAAACCATCAATCTGCACAGACCACGACTCCAAAGGACCCTCAACACGAATCACAGGCCACGCAGGCACATCACCCTTATTAGATAGGTTATCCCAGCCAGAACCAACACCAGGCGTCAACACCACAGGAAACGCCGTGCCATCCTTGCCGACAGGGCCGCCACCCAACCAATCCTGCAACTTCGCGTTACTAAAACGAAACTTTTGCTCATCCCCATACCAAAACGGGTCATACGCTGTCAAATGAATCACATAGCGCGCATAGCCACGATTCACCGGATCAACCGTAAACGTGTCATCAGCCGAATCAAACCGGCATTTTAACACACGCTCCCTGCCGGCAGGAGTCTTCACAGACAACTCCCCCACCTCGCCCGGGGGAAACGCAGACCACAACGCGTCATAGGCTTTCAAAAAACCGTCACGAAACCCGCCATCCGGATCCGGGTCAACACCCGACACCAACACCGGCAGCGTCACCTCGCGAGGCTTCACATTAAACCCGCGCCACTCCGAGCCGTGCACCCCAACATGAGTTTGAGAAAAATGCTCAACCTCGGGAACACCCAAACCGCGCAACGAATCATTCAACAACATGACAGGCGACGCACCCGTATAATCCGTCAAATGAAGCACACGCTCCGGATCATTACCAATCAACGGCAACATAGACCAAGTAACAGTCAAACCGGCACGATCAGACGGGTCAGGAATAAACATGCACAACACCCCATATCACACATAAGCCAACGCGTTCAAAGCGTCACGCTGCTGCCGCTCAATCCGCTTCGCAAACTCGTTAGGATCACCATAAGTAGGCCCATTCACATTCACCACAACACTCTTATCATTCATACGCTGATACCTGCCATACGGGGTAAACGAGCCCACCGACGATCGCACACCAAACCGGGCATCAACCACATCCGGAAGCCGACCAGCCACACCCGACATCGCATCCAACGCCAAACCAGCATTACCAGTAATACCCTCAGCCAAACCGGCAACAACCTGCCGGCCAACCTCGTCACGAAACACCCTCGACGGAGAATGAATACCCAACACAGACTTCGCCGCATTAGCAACCTGAGACCCCATATTACGCACCGTATCCAACAAACCACTCAAAGCATTCTTGATACCATTACCCAAACCAGACACCACATCACGGCCAGCCGACACCAACAAAGACCCCATATTGCCAAGCGCACGCCTAATATTACCGGGCAGATTCCTGAAAAAACCCAGCACACCATGCACACCACTAGACACAGCCGAGCCCATAGCATGCATAGCACTAGAAGCCGCACTGCGGGCACCATTAAACCCGCGCACAGCACCACTACGAACCCTAGACGCCATCGACCCGAAAAACCCGCCAACAGCAGACGCCACCGAAGACACAACACTCCGGATAGCATTCATCGCAGAAGAAACAGCGCCACGGGCCGCGTTAAAACCAGACCTCACATGGGAGGCAACCGACAAACCAAGCCGCGTAAAAAACCCCACAACCGCGGCAACACCGGCAGAAATGATCGACTTGAAACCGTTAATAAACGCCGACGTAAACGATTTGATATGATTCCAGCCATTCTGGATGGCCGTGCCCATAGACCTCACGCCAGACACTGAATGATTCACAATCCACGTAATAGTACGAAGAATAGCGCCAATAACCTTAGCCTCAAAAACGATAACCGCAGCATAAATCTTGGCAATGAATCCAATCACCGAAACATAAATCGGCATAACAACCGGAATAATACGGGCCACCACCTGTAGCACGGCACCAACAACCTGCACCACCACACGCATAATCGACATGATCACCGGTATCAGCGACCGGATCAGGCCGATGATAGGCGGCAGAACAGACATGACAGCACCCAAAATCTGTTGAATCACAGGCATCAAAACAGGCACCAACTGCATGATCACGCCAACAACCTGCCGTATCACAGCCACAACAGCCTGAATAACCGGCATCAACGCCGGCAACAACATGGCAGCAACTTGTGTCACCGCACCAATAATCTGGGTGATCACAGGCACCAGCCGGGCGACAAGCATACTAATCAAAGGCACCAGCTGGGCAGCCAAACCGGCAACCATACCGATAATCTGGCCGAACACTGGCGCCAACTGTGCCACAACCCCGGCAACCAAACCAAACAGTGGCTGAATAGCGGCCATAATCTGGCCCAAAGCCTGGCCAACCACAGCCACAAGCTGCATAACAGCGGCACGGAACTGGGCGTTCGTAGCAAACATTGCCGCAAACAAGCCGATCACAATACCGACAGGGCCACCCAGGGCGCGAAACACCCCGCCAAGCCCGCCAGCGGCACCCTTCAAAGCACCAAACGACGGCAGTAGATTCTTCAACGACACCGCCAACGGGGCAAACCCTGCAACAAGCTTCCCCACACCGACAGCAACAATACCAAACACTGCTGTGCCGCCAGCAAACATGGCACCCAAATTCACTTTAGGAACAGGCAAATGCAACCTTGCAAAAATGCCCTTCAACTGCTCCACCTTGGCGCGCATCTGTGCATTCATTCTCGTAATCATGCCCGGCATACGATTAATCCACGCCAAAATAGACGGCATCATACGCTGAATACCAGCATCGACGGCAGCAAACATCGGCTTCACAGAATCCGTGATAGACTTAATAACCGGATTCAACGCAACAAAAATCTGCCGCAACCCGTTAAGAAACGGCGCCATAGCCGTAGCACCAAGATAACCCAGGGCGCCCTTAACATTCTTCATAGCGCCCTCAAACGTCTTACCAGACGCCTGCGCAGCACCACCCATGCCAAGCTTCATCGCAGCCGCAAACGTAGCAAAATCAATCTGTCCCTTCGACACCATCTGCGACACCTCAGCCGAGGTTTTACCCGTCTGCCTGGCAAGCAAAGACAACACAGGAACACCAGCCATAGTAAGCTGCAACATGTCATCGCCCTGCAACTTACCGCGAGCCATCACAGACGTAAAAATAGCACCCGTATCCTGAAACGACTTACCCGAAATATAAGACACATCGGCGACAGTCTTCAACACATCCGTCATCTGCCCGCCAGACTTCACACCCGAAGCAGACAACGCCGCCGCAGTAGAAGCCGCATCACCCAACGCATACGACGTACCAGTCACAGCCTCAATAGCCGAATTCATAATCGAAGACGTGTCAGAAGACGTATGACCCAAACCAGTAAGTTTAGCCTGAGCCTCATCGATAGCCATAGCCCTAGCAATACCGCCACCAATAGTCACATCATAAATAGACTTGAGGCCCTTCTTAGCAACACTAATAGCGCCCATCATCGCCGCGCCACCAAGAGCCAACTTCATACCCTTAGCAAAAAGACTACCCGAACGCTGACCCTCCGCAGGCATCACCCCGGAAAGCTGTTTACCAACATCCGCCTTCAAACCCGGCATCTTCGTATACAACGACACATATGCAGAAGCAATCTCACCAGACATACACTATTCACCCCATAATATTAATCTCGCGAGACACCCCGCCACCGGCACGAACACGCGCCAAAATATCGTCCACCTGCCCAGACGTAAACCGGGCCCTACGCTCATCCGTAGGCCTCGCCACAGGCTCCGGCTGCCCCTCACTATTAGCAGACCTGTAATGATCCAACATGTCCAGCACAGCCCACTCCGACCACTCAAACGGGCGCTGCCAACCATTCAGGTGGGCCGCCAACTGGCTCGACGTATCGGTACACAACACGCCAGCCAGCCGGACAGCCTCACCCCAACACATCTGCGGGCCACCAACACTATAAACAGAAACACCAAATTTAGTGCGGAAATCGTATTCGATGGCCCCACGATAATCATCAATCAGGCCGTGGAGCCAAACTATTCCCCCAGGGAGGCCGCTTTCTGATCAGGCTTGTATTCCATCCATTGACGGAAAATCTCGGCAACACGAACCATAGGAAGCCCCTCCAGGGCCTCCACCGCGTCAGCCGGGGCGGCAGCCTCCAACATAGAAAACATCACCTCAACCTGGGCGAAATCCGCAGACTCACCCGACTGGGCAATCTTAGCGGCACGGCGAAACACGCGGGCAGGAACAGCCTGAGCCGTCTCCTCCGCATCCGCCAACACCCAGCTACGGTCACCAATCTTCAACGTGTAACCTGTGTCACTCATCTATCAACAATCCCTAAAATCGTGTATCAGTTCTCAGACGGCGGATTCGGATCCGGCTGAGGCTTCGGAGGAACCGGAGGAGTATCAGCTTTTAAAGCCGTCATCCACCCCCGACCCGACACCGCATTACCAGTCTTATTAATCTGGGCAGGGTAAGCCTTCAACGTCACACCATACCCGTACACTTCGCCATTCTTACCCTTGATCTCGTCACGATCGATAAGCTCAACCTCAGGGAAATAGTAGCGAATAACCTGATCACCATCAACAATATCCATTAGTAAAGCGTGCACGCCAGTGGTGGCACCCGGAGAAATATCGAACGAACCCGAATCAGATCCGGCAGTAACCTTCGACTGCCAAAACAGCTCGATAACCTCCTTCTTAGACTCGATCAGCTGGAAAGAAATCTCGATAGACGACTCCGTAGCCACAGTGCGAACAACATCCGCATTCTGCCAAGCCTTCAAATCATCCGTTTTACGCTCAGGCTTAATCTTAAACCCGTCATCCGACAGATACCCTAAAGCTGTAAGCCCGGAAGGAACCACCTCCACACCCTTAATAGTATCACCCGCATGAGCGGCACCAATATAGACATCACCCGTAACAGCAGAGCGAACATTAGACGCTTTACGTGTTGCAGCCATCATAACCCCCAAAAAATATCAACAACAATAAACTAAAACAATATCAAAACAAAACGTTTACTCGGATTCGACGGGCCTGCATATCAGCTCAAAAAGCGAATACACATCAAAACGTGCACCATCAACCAAAAGATCAGGACCCGTAGAACGTCGACAAAACACCACCGGATCACCATCAACCCCGTCAGCCAGCACAGCCTCGACACGCCTCGACAGGCTCATAGCACGATCAGGCGTATCCGAGAAAACATTCACCCGCAAAAAAACACGCTCACGCACATGCAACTGCGGGCCACCATCCAACGCAAGCCAAATCAAGTCACCCTCAAAGCTATCCGGCACTGTCCCTGTACACGGTATCCCAGACAGCCAGCCATCATCCTTGAGCACGCGTTTAGCCCACTTCCTGGGGTCATCGTAGACGATCACGACGCAGCCCCAATCGACCTAGCCAACGTGCCATGCTTCGCCTCAATACGCTTCCCACCCTTATAGGTGGTGCCAATACGGGCCACAGCCTCCACACGGTGAACCTGCACCTCCGACGACAAACCTGCACGGTATTGGGCCTTATCGAAAGCGTTACCGCCCACATTCGCCGAGGCCGCACGCTTGACACGCTCGCCACGCTCAGCCAACATGCCCTGCACCCCAGAAGACTTCAACACCTCACGAATACCCGGCAAGTTCAGCTTCACATTCACATCCTGAGCCACAACCCATCAGCCCTTCTTACGCTTCACATTGATCTGCGTGCCCGCATCCCAGCCAGACATCGGATGATGCCACACCATAGGAGACCCGTCAGCCTCCCACACAACACCCCGAATACGCCACCGGCAACGATAACCGGCACCCTTGACAGGCTGCTTGAACAGCATCGACCAATGCTCATAATCCGAGTCACGGCCTGCCGCCTCATCCTCCTGCGAAACGGAAGCATAGATGGCCACATTATAGAACACAGTCTCGACAGGCTTAGACCAGTCTTCCACCTTGTCACCAAGATCATCGACACGAACAGTCGGTTGAAGCATCACAACCGTTTCACCATAAGGAAAACTGGTCATATCATATCTCCCACAAAGGGCCAGCGTAGCCGTTAATATTCGACCCGCACGAGCAACCCTCACCCCACACAGTGGAACACACCTCAGAATGTGCATATCGACCATTAATAGTTGGGGTGATAGTGAACGCTTTACCAGCCCCACCATCACCCTCACACAACTTCTTCAACGCGGCAATCTCAGAAGGCCACAACAAATTCGTGGGAGTATTAGACCGTGTAGTCTGAGCAAATGGGCCCGCAGACTCATACTGCACCTGACCCGAAACGCCAGTATCATTCCAGCGCAACAAAGCCCTGCGCAGAATAGCCTTAGCGGCATCCTTGTATTTGAAATCCGGTTTAGCGATACAGGGGGCGACACTGACAGCCACAGCCTCCACATCGGCAATCATCGCCTCAAGCTTCTCTCTAGGAATATCGGCGAAAGGCTCAATATCCTCAGGCTTCAAAATGATACCCATCAACACCACCCCCTGCACATAGAAAACATCACCGCAACAAATGAATCAGTTCTCGGCCGGCGGATTAGGCTTCGGGGCAGCCTTCTCCTTCACAACAGCAAACGAATCAAGCGACTCGATAGCCACATACAGGACAGCCTCGGCGCGAACCATAACCTCGTTATGGCCCTTCAGGTCACGCCCAGTCTGATCCGGGTCACCATACTCGATCAGCTCGATCGGGAAGTTACGCTGGAAACCCCAATGAACACGAGAGAAATCACCCACAATAGCCTTAACACCAGAGGCAGGCGACATCTCCGGGGCGCCAGAAACAGTCGAAGAAGCACCAACATTCAGGCCGCGCCAATTATCCAAACCGGCAAACCCGGCGGCAGGATACATAGGCTGGCCGGCAAGCGGAGACCCCTTCGGATACACCTCAGTAGACAGGGCAAACGAAAACGCGGGATCCAAAGCAACCCCGTTAGGAACCTGCAAACCGGCCCCAGCGATAAGGCCGACAGCCTTAACAAGATCGGTCGTGGCAGAATCTGTGGCATCAACAATATGCTTCGTCTTATCCAGCGAAGTATGCACAGCGGCAGCCGCTTTACCAGTGGCAGGATCAATACCATGGAAAGCAATCAGATCCACGGCGCGACCAATAGAAGCACCAAGAGCCGGGGAAATCAGATCCTGCAAAACACCCAGACGGTAATCAGCATCAGCCCACATAAACTCGTCCGAGACACGCTGCTGAGTCACAACCTTGATAGGCTGCGCAGTAAACGCCGAAACATCAACCGAAGCGGAAGGCTTAACCTCGCCCTCGCCAACAATCTTGGCGCGAGGAACACCACTAAACACGGCACCCTTCACCGGGCCGAAAATAGTCGGCTGCTCCGGCGACAGTTTCGCCAAAACACCAGAATCGATAGCACGGTCACGAACCGCACCAATCATAGAACCAGGAAGCTCAAGCTTCCCTGCAGAAAGAAAATCGTCAGCCATCACAAATCATCTCCTAGAATTATTGACAAGAGCATCCACAAACGCGACACCCTCACGTCGTTTAACATCATCAACGGGGGCACTCCCCGCAAGACGACGCACACCCGCGCCACCACTACTCTGGTCGATCAAACCCTTCAAAGCCTTAGCAGACTCCACCAGTGCTTCACGATCGCCACCGTGCAAGAAAGCGACCGCATCACCCGACAGGCCACACTCGGCAGCCACCTCGCGCTTCACACCCTCAAGAACAAACCCATTGATCCGGTCTTCGAGTTCCTCATTCTTGCGGCGAAGCTCATCAATCACAGACCCCGCATCACCATCCGAGGCGCGAAGCTTCTCCAACTCGGCGAAATTACTTTTAGCACGAGACTCCCACTTACGGGCCTCCGCCTTCCAATCCGTGCCAGACGGTCCAGAAGCCTGATCCTTCACGGAAACATCATCGGCATGATCATCGCCGGCAGCCTGCCCATCCTTCACAACATCAACAATGTCTCCACCCTTTCCGGGCTCAACAGCATCATTGTCAACATTCTGTTCCTCAACACTCTGATCGGCCATAGCCTAACCTACACTCCTTGCGGAAAACAACACAACATTGTTGACCCCCGTGCGGGAGACAACCCTGTGCACCGATAACCGGCGGCGCACAACCGGAAACCATCATCTCATGTCGCCAACAGTACGCATAGCCTTCAAAATATTGCCAGGCGACTGCTGCAACCCATGATCATCAACCCACTCACGGGCCTTCTCATACGTCCTCTGATACTCGGCATCAGCCCTATTTGGTTCCCAAGGGCCAACAACCTCAACCACCGTACAACCACAATGATCATGATACTTCGAACCAAGCGGGCGCTTACCACCACGCTTATGACGCCGCGTATGACCAGTAGTAAGCGCCCTTTCCTTAGTCGTATAATCCGACCTCGTAGCCAACATGGCACAAAACGCGCACGGATCACCATCAGTCACCCGACGCCACGACCTACCCTGCGCACCCGCAGACCACTCAACCGTGTCACGGCCAGCATTCATGACAGCCCGATTAACACCCGCAGCCATCGCATCAATCGTATCATTCGCCCTATCCGGGTCACTATTCATAATCTTCATAGTCGAAAACGACCTAGCCAAAGCCGCAGCAGCATCAAACTCGTCATACACGATCAAACCAGGATCGACACCATTCAACCGGCGAAAATCTTGCACGAATTTGGCAGCCAACGATGCCGAACCATCATGGCCGGCACGCTCCAACTCCACACACAAACGCACATACTGCGTGTCACTCATCTTCCCGGCACGCCACAAACGACCAAGCTCAGAATAATAGCCCGCATACTTCCCAGCAAACCTGACCGCCTCACGCTGATACCCGGTAGCAGCAAGCCTCGCCTCAACACCCGAAGCCATCACCTATCAAACCTCGTTAGTTTGACGCGATATAGCCCCAGCCAGCGCAGCCAACGGATCCGCAGATTCGGCACGATGACGCATCACAGCCTCCACCTGCACATCATCAAGCCCCAACATCTCCAACACCGTACGAGAATCAGCAGGCAAAATACCGGCACCAACAAGCTTCGTCACAGCATCAGCCGTAGCCGCCCGGGTAGGCGTCGAAGCATCACGCCAACGCAAACCAACATCACCAAAAAAATCGGCCTCATCAACACGAGAATCCAACGCCTTGGCAGCCAAAAAACCAACCGACAGCCAGCCCTGACCAAACGACGTTTGACGCCGCTCAGCACGCTTCACAAGCCGAGATTCCTCGGCAGCCAAAGCCTCCCCACTAGGTGGGTTAGACGTGATAAACCCGAAATAACGTTCCGGAACCGCAGCCTCCCCAGCCGTCAACTGCGCCAACAGCCGCATCTGATCCGAATACGGTGTAGGACTATTGACAGGAAACGACCCAACATTCGGAGTGTCACCATCATCATCCTTATCCACAGCCCACACAGAAGCCATCGACAGAACCCAGCCAGGCTGCGAAAACTCATCCGCGCTCACGCCAGTCACCCAACGCTGAGGATACGCATAAAAATCACGATTCACAGACTGCCCCAACAGTGTGCGCACAGCCTCATCCGTGTAAGCACGAATCGACCGAGTAATCTCCGAACGGCCATCAATCCTCGAAGTACGGCGACGATTCACAATAGGCACCAACGGAACCGCACCCAACACATTCGATATACGGCCCGTCTCAACCCACTCGCGAGACCCACGCCGCTCCACCTGAACAATCACATCAGGAAGCAACAACTCCGCCTCAACAACCTCAGGATCACACGTCTGCTGCACCACAAGGCCAGCATCCAAACGAGACCCGTCAGCCGAAAACTTGCCCGTACAATTCTTTGGTGACTGCGGACGAACCAACACCGACCCATCATCCTGGGGGATAACAGCCACAAACGACAACCCAAAAATCAGCGCATCCAAATGCACATCACACGAAGCAGTCGAAAGCCGATTCGCAGCATACACACCATCCAGACCGTAGCCGTCACCATTAGTCCAGCCAAGCCAATCCAGACGCTCCTCCAAAGCATCCACACCTATACCAGGCCACGACACCACAGTCTGCACACGCTGCAACTCCGGAGGAATAGCCACCCCCAAATCACGCACCCGGCTAGAGCCCTCATAGTAGCCCTCAATACGGCAATGCCACGAAGACAACCTTTGGAGACGATCGTACATGCCCTCAATCAGAGCCAACTCATCCGAGTTCATACCACAGACACCCGCTTCCTACCACTACGCTCCCGACGGCCACGACGAACACGTTTAGCCCCCAAAAACGCCAACGACACAGCCTCCAAAGGAACCTCAGAACCATCCTTAAACGAGGAACCCCAACCCCACGCAGAGCCTTTCTTTTTCTGAACCGCCGACCTTACAGCAATATCCAACATGTCACGGCGAGAATCAGCACGAGGATGAGAAACATTCCCAGACCTTACACCCTCCAGGAAGGCTTGACACGCCTCCACATACACACCAGTATCGGCAACCACCACGCCACGGCCCGGAACACCACGATCCGTCAACGCCTTCTGCAACAACACCGCACCAGACCCGGCAACCATAATCCGGTCAGTATCACCCCAACGAACCGCCAACCAGTCAGCCAACCGGCCCACACCATCAACAATCGTCCCCGACAGCCCATCAATAACCTCAACATGAACCCCAGCATCAGTCCGGCCGGCACCCGCCAAAGCAACCCGATCCCCAGAACGAGAAAACGAGACACCAAACACTTTCCCGCCAACCAGACTCGCCTCATCCACCGCAGACTGAGCCCACTTATCCGCAGGAACCACAGACGCAGCAGACTGGCCACGATCCCACCAGCCAAGCCGCTCCCGAGCAAACCCGGCAGCAGACATCGACTCATGCTCATCGCTCACGGTCCCAAAATTCAGGCGACGACCCAACGCCGGATTCGTCTCCCCAGCCAACTTCCGCCACTGCCGCGACACATCATCCAGATCAGACTCGTCAGGAATCGAAAACTCCGTCCACGCAAACCTTTTACCACCCGACAAAGCCTGCCCGCGAAGACGCAACACCACACTACCATCAGCCAAAGGCCCCGGAGGAGTCCCCAAAAAAATCTGCTGCGGATCACCCGAAGGAGCCGCAGACACTGTAGGAAGCAAAGCCTCCAACTGCTCATCCGACAACTCCTGAGCCTCATCACACACCAAATCATCAACCGTAAACCCGCGAGCCGAACCACGGCTACGGGCCACAAACTCAACCGAACCCCAACCCGGACAACCACACTTACGCTCAAACGTGGCACAATCCGGATGATGCAACACAATAGCCTCCTGACCATTCGTCGCCCGAATCGACTTCACCATACGATACAAGTCAGGAAACTGCCGCTCATTCTCAAAAAACGACCTCAACCGCATAAACGCCTTACGAGCCGACTTCAACTCGTGAGCCGTATGCAAAATACGGCGACCCTGAATAGTCGCCTTAAACAACTCCACAACCTCAAGGATCGCATTCTTGCCATTCTGGCGAGGCACAAACACCCCACACACACCCGAAGCAAGCCTGCCATTGCCACCGACAGCAAGCCAATCATCCAACACCTGCTGCTGCCACGGATCAGGCGTCAACCCATACGCCCTACCAAGCTCACCCGCATCACCCCCAGCAGACACCGAATACGCCGCAGCCACACGATGACGAGGAACCTGAGACCCAACAACACCAGACACCTAATCAGGCCCCCCTACGCTTCCGATACCGGTCAATCATCGCCACCGCAGAACCCCCACCACGGCCACCAGACACCACATCAACCGAATAACGATCCAACATGGCCATAAAAGCCTTCACATGAGCACGCAAAGAAGCCACCAAATCCGCGCGACCCTCACGCCACACACAATCATGAATCACCGCAGCATCCATGAGAAACAGCCACTCCTCATCAGACACAAACCCGGCACGCGGATCCTCACCCCACACGCGCCACCAACGACGCGTCTCCCCACACCAATCACGACTATCAGGAAGCTCAGGCTGCACAACACTCACCACCAACACAAAAAGTCGACAAACAGACAAATCCACAAAAGGGAGGTATTTCACTA